CCGAAGCCGACACGTATTTTGAGACCGTCCCAAGCAGCACACAGTGGGACAACAAGACTGACGACAAGAAAAACCGTGCATTGATCTCCGCCACCCGCTGGATCGACACGTTGAATTTTTACGGCGATCGTTGTGATGCGGACCAAGCGCTGAGCTGGCCTCGCAACAATTATCACGTGGATCGCGTTGAGCTGACCTGCTCTGCCATCCCAAATGACATTAAATACGCCGCTTACGAGCTAGCCAACGCACTGGCTAATGATACAGATGCCGTTACCGGCAACACCGGCACTGGAGGTCTTTACGAAAAGGTCAAGCTCGGAGATCTCGAAGTTCAGTACAACACCGACAGCCAAGCCGTTGGAACGGTCAACAACATCTTTGATGTTTATCCCTGGCTGCAGTCTTATCTAGGTGCTTACTGCCTAGGCGGTAGTGGCAGCTATCAAGTTCGTGTAGTGAGGGGCTGATATGGCACTCATCGACGATGTTTTCGGCGGCGTACCAGCTTCGCTTCTAAATGATTGGGGCTATGACATGACGTATGTCAAAGCAGCCACCACCGAGACCTACAACGCAACCACTGGAACGATCAGCGGCACCGAAACCAGTGTCACGGTCAAGGGTTTGATCAGCAAGCTCGACCCCAAAGAGTTTCGCGGAGAAGCTCAAACCACTGATATGAAAGTAATTATCGGCAATGCAGAGTTAAACGACTATTACCCAAACGTGCGTGATCGCCTGCGTTATACGGAAGCAGGCGAGACTCGTGAAGGGCGGATTATCGACGTAGAAAGCTTCCGAGGCGATTCAGCTATCTTGCACAACCTGATTGTGAGGCCGCAGTAATGGCAAAGAATCAGCTTAATGAGCTACTTCAAGACCTAGATAGTCTTGCGGTCAACCTTGCATTCAACGGCCCAGCGCGAGCATCCGAAGAAATAATCAAAGATCTCCAAGAGGAAAGCCCTGCCTGGACCGGCAAATTCCGCAACTCCTGGTTTATTCAGTCCCCGGACGGCAAAAGAACTGGCGGCGGTGGTCAAGAGGGAGAAGCAATCCCAGTACAAGCGCCAAAGCTGTCTGGAGCGCAGGTCGGTAAAGCGTTTTTGCAGAAACTGATTGGCGGTAAGTCTGAATCCAGTCGGCTATTCACTATCGGTAACTCTGCTCCTTACGCCGATCAGGCGACAGACCTTGCTCCTTTTACGCCTGAAGGTCCTATACCGCCTCGTGAAGCTAAAAGTAAGTTCAGGAAATTTGGTTTCCGCCCTGAGGGCGCACGCCGTGGTGAAGTAAGCGGAGGAGGAAAGAACTCAAGTAGTGCGCCACTCGACTGGTTTAGCAATTATCACGGTAGTGGCAAGGCGGATGAGGCTGTAAAACGTGCTTATAGTCGCGGTTTCAAGGGGTTTAGGCGATGAACTACCAAGGCGTTCGTGCTGAATTCGAGTCTGATCTTGCTACGGCTTACGGTGCTTTGAGCCCCGCTGTTCCGATTTACTTCGATAACACCTTAAACACTGTTTCCGACGCAGAAACAGAATTTATCCACGTCAATCTTCAGTTTGGCTTAACCACCGAGTCATCTCTATCCACACAGCACGACTTCATCCGTGGAACGATTGTCGTTCGAGCGTATAGCGAGAAGGGTAAAGGCCCCGCCCGCAATCAAACCCTGATCAACACTGCCTTTACAACGCTTCAGACGCTCAACAACACGGCTAAAGCAGATTCCGGCGTCTACGTCCGTATCGGAGCGATTAACGGTCCAAGCTTCGGCACCGGCTCAACTGATCAAGAGTCCCGCATTGCATTTATGCCGTATTTCATCTCCCGCATTGACACGGCATTTACCGCTCAGGTTATTTCTTAATTTTTGGGCTGAGCTATCCTATGTCTAAGCCGGGCTGTGCCCGCGTACACCCCCTTATAGGTTCTTCCTATGGCCACCGTTCTCTCGGGCACATCCGGAGCCCTTTATTACAAGCCTGCGGGCACCTCCGGTACTTTTAAGGCTGCTGACGTTACTAACGCCAGTAACAGCATCAATGTCGGAGCCTACCTGAACTTCAAGGTAGACGACAAAGTTTCGTTCACCGCTGGCGGTGGCACCCTGCCTGCTGGCCTTAGTGCAAGCACGGATGTTTTCATCAAGACTTACACCGCTTCTACTGGTGTAGCTACTTTTTCGGCTACAGCTGGCGGTACTGAGCTGTCAATCACTGACGACGGCACTGACGGCACCAGCGATTTCACGATCAAGTTTACCGATTTCCAATCGGTAGCAAACGTTCGTTCTTGGTCCTTTGAGGTGACTCGGGAAGAGATCGACACCACCAGCATCGGGGGAACGCTTGGTCAAGTCGCTCCTTTCCGTACCTTCATCTCTGGCTTTGCCGATGGTTCTGGTTCGGCTGATGTGTACTTCACCGATGACGACACCGCCATTGCTAGCCGCTTGATTGAAGACGTGACTCAGCGCAAGCAAGCTGGCGCAACCTTCAAGCTGTACATGGACACAATCCTGTCTTCCGGAACGCCGGACGACACCAAGAGCCGCTCCATCGAGCTTGAGGCTGTTCTGACTTCAGCAAGCTTCTCCGTCACTCCGGATGACGCTCAAACTGTGTCAGTCAACTTCCGTCCAACGAGCGCTCCTACGTTCGACTTCAGCAAGAGCTGATAGACGATTGGGTAACAAGGCCCCTGACATTGTCGGGGGCTTTTTTAATGCTATTGTAGTAGCACAATTAACCGGATATTTATGGCACTTCGCGCCATTGACCGCCTTAAGAAAGCAGCAAACCTGGAACCCGTCAAAAAAGAGGTTGAGCTTTCCGATGGGTCGATTTTCGAGATGTGGGTCACGCCGTTGACAATGGCTGAGCGTGAACGCGCTCAACGCAAAGCCAAATCAGAAGACGCAAGTGCTTTTGCCCTGCAACTTTTGCTGACCAAAGCTCAGGACGAGAACGGCCGTCCTCTGTTCTTGGCAGGCGAAATCGACGTTTTGAAGAACGAGGTCAAGGACAAGGATCTTCAGAGTTTGATGCTGGCTGTGCTTACCGATGAAAGCGATGCCGACAGCGACATGAAAAGCACTGCAGAGTGAGATCAAGCAGGATCCTGCTCTGCAATTTCATTTCTTCTTGGCCTCTGAGCTAAAAATGACGCTCTCCGAGCTTCAAACGCGGATGAGCCAAGAAGAGCTGATGGGCTGGCACGCTTATTACGTCCACAAAGCGGAAGAAGAAGAGAAGGCGTACCAAGCCGCCAAGCGGCGGGGGCGGTAGCATGTAGACATCGTCGTAGCCGATCACCGTGGGGTATAAGACTGAGATTGAGATCGGCGTAAGGGGAGCTGCTCAGCTAGATAAGCTGCGCAAGCAAGTAAACGATCTTAATGAGAAAGTCAATTTAATAGAAAACAGCTTTGACGAAGGCATTCAATCAATACATCGGTACGATCAAGCCCTTAAAACAGCAACGGATACCTTACGTAAAGCAAGGATTGCAACCGACGACGAGGCAGACGCCATAAAAAAGTATGTAACAGCTTTGGGCGAGGCAAACGCAGCGCAGGACCTGCAAAACAGAAAGCTTCAGCAAGAAATAACGCTGAGGGAAAGGGCTGCTCGGATTAGACAACTGCCGCCAACCAGGGCCACGACTCAATTTGCGGAGCCTATCGGTCCTCAGCAAGCTTCATTTCTTACAGGTATATCCAGTCCTGTAGCGGGGCGAATACAAAATATCAAAGCTGCTCAGGCAGCAATGCTCGCTGCTGAGCAACAAGTTGATAAGACTAGAAAAGCTTTTGAAGCTCAATTTACTCAAACTCAAATTAAAAACGACGAGTTAGTCACACAGAGAAAAATAGCTCTGCTAGATAAAGAGACTCAGCGAGCAATTCAAAACAGCAAAAAAGAAAACGACGCGGCTCTAAAAGATTTTGATCAGCGTTTAGCGGCCAGAGGTAGGGCGAGGCAGGCGCAAGCTGCTCAAGGCAAAAGGTTTGAAAGCCTTGCTCTCGGCGCAGGCTTCCCACTGTTGTTCGGCGGTGGAGCGGGCCAAGTGCTTGGCGGCATTGCCGGATCGTTTGTCGGCAGTGGTTTTGGGGGACAGATCTTAGGCTCTGCAATCGGCGGTGCTGTTGAGCAGTTTTTAGGAAGCGCTGCTGCTCTGGGAAATGCTTTAAACGTTTTGAACCCAGATTTAGACGCTTTAGTAGCCGCAATAGGCGCAGTAAATACCGAAGAAGGAGAAAGAATTAAACTGCTGGAAGAGCTTGAGGGTAAAACTGCTGCATTAAATGCAGCCCAGGCGGAGTTGGCAAATTTAATCGGGGACGACGGGGTTGCTTCTTTGAAAGAGTACAGCAGCGATGTAAATACTATCGCGTCAGACTTTGTTAAATTCTTTACAATTATGCAGACAAACGTTGTAGAGCTTATTAACTCTTCGGGCATTCTAAAAGGAGTTGTTGAAGGTATTTCACGCGCAGCCTTAGTCGCACAAGCAGAGAGAACTCAGAGGGACGATCCGCGGATAGCGCTTTTACTTGCTCAAAGGCGTAACGCAGGCGAAGCCGCACGTGGGCCGTTCGGTAGAATTGATGCCGCAAAAGAAGCAGAAATTAGACGTGACATTGAAGATCAGATAGCAAAAATTATGCGTGAAATAAACGCAGCTAGGGCAGTTGATAATAATCTTCAGCTTCAAGCACTTAGAACTAGAAAAAAAGAACTGGATCTTGAAAAGCAGCAAAGAAAAGCTAGAGCAGAGTCAAATCGACTGGCTCGTGAAGCGCACGCTTTACGTGTAACAGACTTAAGAGTTCAGCAAAGCGGCGTTCAAACCCAGCTAAATCAGCTAGCCAACGAACAAAAAATTGCACAGATTCGCCAACAAACCGCAGGCGTTTCCATGCAGCTGGAACGTGCGCTCTTCGAAGCACAAGTCAGCACCTTGCAGCTTGAGGAATCCCGGCTGCAGCGGGAGCTTGAAGGTCTGCAAGCGAAAGAAACTGGGTTTGCTCGTCAGCAGCAGTTGATCGATGCGATTGCAAAGAACCAAGTACAGCAGGCCAAGATTCAAAACGAAATAGCCAAGCTTGAGATTCAGCAGGGCATTGAAAGAGCACGTATTGCCCAGCAGCAGGTTCAAGTTGAGGTTCAGCGAATCAAGCTGCAGATTCAAATGCTCCGGCTGAAAGCAGAAGAGATTCAAGATGATGCGCGCCGAGCGGCCAAGTTACGTGAGATTGCCGCATCTGAAGCACTTAGCAACAAACTAACTCAAGCAATGGTCAGCTCTGCTGACAAGCAGCTCAAGCTTTCTGTTCAAATCGCAAAACAGAAAGGCATCATCGCCAATAACATTTTGAAGGGTAAGCTCGAAAGCATTGAAGCTGGGCGAGTGGAAGCAAGGCGTGCAGTTAATGCTAGAGAGCTTGCAAAAGCGACAGGTCAAGCGGCAAATGAAGCTGCTCGGTTTAATAGCAGCATGTCTAAGGGTGGAGGCCGTCCTGGAACCACATCGACTCATACGATAAGCACTGCTTTGCCTATCGACCCAGATGTTCGAAAATCTGTTATAGAAAAAGCTGGTCCTTTTGGATATCGAAGCGTTCAAGAGTTGGTTGGAAGGCTAGAAGAAGCGCAAAAACTTAAAAATGCACGAATGGCCAAGAGTGCCCGAATGTCACAACCAAGTTCCAGTTCCTTTGCAAGCTCAAGCTCTTATGCTTCTCGATCGTCTTCCGGCGGCGGAGGCGGCACTGCAACCGTCAATGTTAAAACTGGTCCTGTGATGCAAGTCGAAAACAAGCGTTACGTGAGCATGGAAGATTTTGAGTCGGGTCTTCGTCAGGTGGCCCGTTCCACCTCACAATCCTCGCGATACCCCGGAAATCGCCGTTACTCAGGTATCCGCTGATGAGCAACAGAGGTCAGGCTCAGTATCTACGTGTTTACGTCTCTGGCGGAGCCGATCAAAAGCTCTGGCAGAATTTCTACGTCAACACCGACATAACCCTGTCTTCCAAGACTTACACCTACTTTCCGTTTGAGTGGGACGGCGTTGGAGAAAGTTCAGCGTTGAACGGCCAGACGGTTTTATTAAAAATGCCTGCTACGTCGCAGGCAGTGAGCTGTTTTGAGACTGCCTTTAAGGAACAGCAGTTGTGCTTAGTCAGCACGTATGAATTCGACACTCGCTTGGGCATTACTGCCGCTCAGTCGGGACAGACCTTGATTGCAGAATTTTTAGGGTATGTCTCTAGGATGAATGGGTCGTTTACAGAACTTACAGTCGAGTTAGGATCAACCTTGGCCCCCATCGGGGCGCAAATCCCGCCCCGAACGGCTACAAATAGTTTGGTAGGGGTTCCGATCCAGCTATGAGCATCCGCATCTCA